GAACATTAATGCATGGGAGAAGCAACTCTGCAACCACAACGCTTATGTGTTCGATGAGAGTCATTACTGCAAATCAGCAGACGCCCAACGCACTAAAGCGGCGAAGAAGATGACCAAGTCCAACAAAGACGCCGTCGTTCTGTGTCTCACCGGGACTCCCGTGACGAACAGGCCAGCCGAGTATGCGCCTCAACTCGACATTCTTGGGCAACTTGAGAAGTTCGGTGGGCTTTGGGGCTTTTACCGACGCTACTGCAATGCGTTCAGGGACAAGTGGGGTCAATGGCACCTCGAAGGTCACTCGAATCTTGAAGAACTGAACGACAAACTTCGTGCTACCTGCTACATCAGGAGAACCAAAGACCAAGTCATGTCGGAGTTGCCACCCGTCATACATGACGTAGTGACCGTCGATGGGTCGGCAACACACATGAAGGAATACAAAAAGGCTGAAGCGGACATTGTTGCGTACCTTGTGGAACGAGCCAAGCAGATCGCTGAAGAACTCGGTCTTCCTATCGGGGCTGCGATGGTGACGGCACGACTCAAAGCCGAAGCAAACGATCATCTGGTTCGCATGAGTGTTTTACGTAAACTTGCGGCCAAGGCAAAGATGGCTGTTGCTGAAGAATGGATCGACAGTCGTATCTCTGAAGGACGAAAGGTCGTCGTCGCGGCCCACCACAGAGAAATCGTCGACTCGCTTGCCAACAAGTACGGGGGACTCAAGATTCAGGGCAAGATGGATGTCGAGGAAATCGAAGACGCCAAACACAAGTTCCAAACACTTCCCGTCGAGGAAGCCCCGGTCATCGTGCTCTCGATCCAAGCCGCAAAGACTGGACACACGCTGACCTCATCACAAGATGTTCTCTTTCTGGAACTCCCATGGACGCCAGCGGACGTAGATCAGACGTACAGTCGTTGCCACCGCATCGGACAGAAGGGAAGCGTGACTTCGACGTACATGCTCACCCATGGGACTATTGACGAGGAGATTTACTCCCTCATTGAGCGCAAGCGGAGCGTCATCGGGGTCGCAACGGAAGGCGAACAGATGTTCGACGATGTAAGTGCGGCCAACCTCGTCCTCAAACTCATCGGATTAGAGGGGATGTAGAGCCAACCATGTCTTATCGTCGTTGCGAGGGAATCACTAAGGGTGGAAAAAGGTGCAAGAACGGGGCTATGCCACTCAGCCAGTTCTGTGGATCCCACCAGGCCACCCATCCAGTCCAAGTGTCATGGGTAAATAAGGACGGGGAATTAGGCAGTAAATAATCCCGCCGAGAGGTTGGAGTTTGTGAATTCGTGACTATGATTGTCTTTACGGGTCGGTGCCACAACCAGCCCAGGCGTTGAGCCCCAGCGGTCGGTAACTCCCCCTTCCGACATCTGGGGCTCCGCTGTTTTAATGCTTGCGACCCTGTCCTCGGTATGGCTTCTTGTAGTTCTTCGATGTCTTCAGACGGGACGTCCCGCGCTTGGCATGAATGCCTTTGCGATTAACGGGCGAATCGATAACCGTCTCGGTTGGGGTAGAACTCCTGCCCTTAGTAGGTTTTGAGTTCGGTTTTGATTTAGGTGTTGATTGTGCCATACCCCATTGTAATACATGGGGTATTCAATCAGGTGTAGGGATTTGCCCCCTCCCCCACGGCGCCCATGGATTAACGCCTGTCTACTTCTTCCGAACCACCAAGGAAGAGAGTTCAAGGAGGAGGGGGAGAACAAATCCGGTCACCGAAAGGAGAAGATGACTGGCTCCCTGTATTGTTCTTACGCTTGCGATACTAGTACAAGTATCAGGTTGCTGAATACACCCCTGCGAACTCTTCTTCGAAGTTCTTCAGGGTGCGGTAAATCATGCGTCGAACCGCTTCCGAGGAACAGTCAAGTTCACGAGCGAGTTCGCTGTAACTATGGTTCCGTCCGTCAAGAAAGCCAAATCGGGCTTCGATTAGGTATCGAGCCTTGTCTGACAGCGAATCGAGCATGGGCTTGACCACATCGGCCAAGGTATTCGAGTTCTCGATGACAATATCTTCCGGTGTCATAGCCCCGTTGTTGATGACATCGACCAGACTCATCTCGCCATCATCGCCAAGTGGCTTGTCAAGCCATGCGACGTTCTTGAGGATATTGAGTTGGGCTTGTTCCGGGGTCAGATTGCTCTCTCCCTCGTCCTCACGACGAAGAGCCGCCCGAAGCGCAGAAGACTTGTCCTCTGGGATGCGAATAAGTGACGCTCGATCCAGTGCACGTCCAATTGATTGACGAATCCAGAACGTTGCATAAGTCGAGAACTTGAAGCCCCGTGTCCAGTCGAACTTCTCGACGGCATGTTCGAGACCTACGTTCCCCTCCTGAATCAAATCAGCAAGTTCGAGTCCAGCGGACTCTGGGTAACGCTTGGCGATGGAGACGACGAGCCGGAGGTTTGCGGTGATGAACCGCTCCCTGGCGTCCCTGCCCTTGCGGATGTCCCTGTTAATCGCGGGGCTCTTCTCTCCGGCGTCCTTACGAGCCTGAGCCTCTTTGCCCTTTTGGATAGCGCGAGCAAGTTCACGCTCTTCATCCGCAGTCAACAGCGGAATACGGCCCATTCTGTCGAAATAGGCATTGAGTGATGAATCCATGATTTCTTTCCCTTTTCATTGTTTAGTTTGTTTTATTAAACGATTGCACTGGTTGGTTCAGTTAGTGCAATTGGTTCGCTCCTGTTTCGCGGCTCTCTCAGCGCAACTGGCTCGTTCTATGAGCATGATTCTCTTGCATATCACGACTCATTCAACTCCTTCGGTTCCCTCTAGATATGCGATTCATTCACTGTGAATGGTTCTCTTACTTCCGTCGATTCGTTCTGTCATCACGGTTCTGTTTTGTCGCACGACTCGCTTCGGGTCGGCGGTTTGCTCCCCCTTTACGGCTCATTCGACGGCCCCGGTTCTCTCCTAACGAGCGATTCGCTTCCACCCTGCGTTTCAAATCCTGGATTTGGCTCACTCGGTAGCGATGTTTCTTTTAGACTCCTCGGTTCATTCACCATAAATGGTTCTCTTACCTCTGTCGATTCACTCCCCGTATTGGTTCTCTCACATTCGTCGATTCACTTCATCCACACGGTTCACACGATCTCGATTGGTTCATTCGCATAAGCCAGTTCTCACTGATCTGACGATTCATTCAAGGGGTGCAGTTCTCTCATGCATCTCGATTGCATTCGTTATCTATGGTTCGCTCGAACACTGTGATTCGATTGGTGTTCGCGGTTCTCTCCGTTCGCTTGTCTACGAAGGAGTGACACTATCTGGTGACTAGATCGTTTCCAACCACCAAGAATGCTCCGGACAGAGAAATGTCAAAGCACCTGCCGTCATCGCGGCGACGCCTTCCATCGCATACAGAGTCCCGCTCTGTGCCATCGATGCGACCAGAACATTGGTTACATCATCCATAGTTGCTCCAGCGTCGAACGTATCGCATACCACGAGACCCATTTGGAGAAGATCCTCAGTCGAAAATGCAGCCCAGAATGAATACGCACTGTCATAAATGAAAGTGTCGTACGCTACGGGATCATAGGAAGGCGTGTAGTTGTTGGATGACGAGTAGTCAGCATCGGGTCGTGTCTCTGCCGGGGCTTCCGTCGTGACCTCTACCTCGGTTGTCGTAGTCGTCTGCTTCGTCGTGGTGTCCGAGACATAGACGGTCTTGGAGCATCCGGCCAAAGCAACTAGTGCTACGCAAATTGCAATCTTCTTCATGATTTCCTTTGGTTGTTAGTTTTCATTGTTCGTTCTATCACGTTTCGACTCACTTCACCCGCACGGTTCTGTCGTCATTTGCGGCTCGATCGGAGTTTCTGGGTTTCTTCGCACTCTCGTCTCATTCAAGTTTTACGGGACTCTTGCGCTTCTCGACTCATTCGATGACGTGGTTCGCTCGCTCATGCGATTGATTGGAACCCTATGTCCATTTTCATCCAGCAACAACCCCTCCACAAGATTTTTTTCGTTGAGGAAACAGTGTGACCTTCCCTGTATTCCCTCTGCCGAGGAGCGGGGACTGCAGCCCCGCCTGCGCCC